ACGACTTTATAAAACTTGAAGCTGAGAACTTGGCTAAAGACTTCCGTGTTAGCGAGTGCGCGTATGATAGTTGGAACGCTACGGAGATGGCCCAGAAACTTTCCGGTAAGATTGAGATGGTCAAGTTCGCCATGAACACGGCCAACCTGTCGGAGCCGATGAAGAAACTAGACGTGCTTATGCGAGAGGGTAAAATTAAGCACAACGGATCTCCCCTACTTCGTTGGTGCCTAGGTAACGTCGTGGCTAAAGTGGATCATAACGACAATGTGTACCCACGTAAAAGCCATGTTAGATTAAAGATTGACCCCATCATTGCAATTCTCATGGCTCTCGCGCTCTGGCTCCAGGACGACTCCAAAGATTCTGTTTATCAAGACCGTGGAATCCGCACTTTATGACTGAGGAGTGGAGGGATGTAGAGGGGTACACCGGAGTTTATCAGGTAAGTTCGATTGGCAGGGTACGTAGCTTAGATAGAACGGTCCTCGTAGGAATAACCGGGAGGCCACACTATAAAAAAGTACGTGGCCGAAATTTAACCCCTAAACTGGATAGATATGGGTATCTAACTCTCACTCTGTGTTCCTTTGGATCCCAGAAGTCGTGCACCGTTCACAGATTAGTAGCCATGTCTTTTATCCCCAGAAAAACAAATACTCAGGTAAACCATAAAAATTTAGTTAAGACAGATAACCGAGTTTGTAACCTTGAATGGGTTACTACCCAGTACAACACCCAGCACTCTTTGGCCAACGGACACAGAGTTGTAGCCAAGGGGTCGGAGCTGCCCCAGTCCAAGCTAACGGAAAAGTGCGTCAAGGAGATACTCAGAGGATTTAAAAAGTCAGACGGACTGGGTGCGTGGGCCAATAAGTATGGAGTCTCTAAGGCGACAATATCCCTAATTGTACTTGGAAGGACGTGGAAACACTTAACGCGGCCAGACTAAAATCTAGGGTGGAGCCAGGTTTATATTTTTTTCTTTACCACGATGAAATTTATCCATAGCTTAATTTCATGCCAAAAGCAAAATTATTGGATTTTAAGCCAGAACAGCCTTTCAAAATATCTAATAAGTCGGCGACAAAGGGAGAAATCATACTGTACTCCACTATCGGGGACAGTATGTGGGGGGACTCCGTCTCGGCCAAACAGTTCGACGCAGAACTAAAGAAACTCGACCCTACCGTTAACGAAATCACTCTACGTATCAACAGTGGCGGTGGAGATGTATTCCAGGGCGTTACAATTTACAACCGCCTCAAACAACACAAGGCCAAAATCATTGTTCACATCGACGGACTAGCCGCTTCAATCGCGTCCATCATCGCACTTGCTGGCGATGAAATCATTATCGGCGAAGGCGCTCTATTCATGGTCCACCTTCCCTGGACATTGGCGATGGGTAACAGAATGGAACTCGATAACACTGTGAACCGACTTATGGATGTCGAGGAGCAGTTGATTTCTATTTACGCCAAGAAGTCTGGACTCGGTCGCTCAGAGATAAAGGCGATGCTGGAGGCCGAGACCTGGTTAGACTCAGACCAGGCAATCGAAAAGGGATTCGTAGATAGGAAGTCAGAGGAGTCGCTACCGATTGCGGCCTCTGTCCTGGACTCCCAGTGGATTAACCGCAAGCCGAAGAACTACAATTCGGAAAAATCGGCAGTTGATAAGGCATTGATAGATTTAAAAACTAAAATTTCAGAACGCATTTCTCGCAAATAGCGCAGAGGCACTGAGATATTAACTTAACAAAGGATATAAAATGAATCCCGAACAGATCCGCGCACGTTTACTGGAAATTCAAAATCAATTAGAGGGTATGTCTGCTAGCGATGAAGGCTACAGCACAGACCAGGTTGAGAGCATCAACGCACTTAACGCTGAATTTGAAGGCTTGACCACTCAGCTTGAGACTGCTGAGAAAGTTGAAGCTATGAAGGCTAAAGCCTCTGCATCGACTGGCCGTAAGGTCGCTCCTGCTGCTGGCGTCCGTGTAGAAGTTGGCGCTAACCGTGCCACTGACCGTTTCGGCGGCTTCAACTCAAGCGGCGAATTCTTGATGGCCGTTAAACGCGCTGGAACACACGGCGATGTAGATAAGCGTTTCCAGAACATCGCTTATGAGAAGTCAGGAGAAGACGGCGGGTTCTTAGTACCTGAGGAGATCAGCCAGGCAATCGTTAAGAAGTTGGAGTCAAGCGAGTCTTTGATGGCTGGCACCACTTCTTATAAGGTCGGCGGTAACGCTCTGACACTGACTCTCGACGAGAGCCAGCCCTGGAACCAAGGTATCCAGGCTTACTGGACTGCTGAAGGCGCGGCTATCACCGCATCTAAGGCGGCATTCTCCCAGGCATCGTGGCGTCTAAATAAGTTGGCAGCTCTCGTTACAGCTACCGATGAATTGCTTGATGATGCTACTGCCCTTGAGAGCTACATCAAGACTTCGGCACCCGCTGCCATCATGCACAAATTAAACAGTGCAATTATCAGCGGTAACGGAGCTGGTAAGCCACAGGGCTTTATCAACTCTCCCTTCGCTGTTACTGTAGCTGCTGAAGGCGGTCAGGCCGCTGACACAGTTGTCGCTCGTAACATCATCCGTATGTACAGCCGAATGATCCCCGACGCTCGCGCAGGTGCCGCATGGTACATCAACGCTGGTGTAGAGGAGCAGTTGTATCTAATGAAGGATGACGTTGGAAACTTCATCTACTTGGCTCCCGGTAGCCAGATGAATCAGTCCCCCTACGGAACCCTCATGGGCCGCCCTGTTATCCCGATGATGAGCGGTATGCCCGCACTCGGAGATGTAGGCGACATCGTGTTCGCGAACCTCAAGTACTACTACATGATCGAGAAGGCCGCTGGCGTTAAGTCCGCTTCGTCGATTCACTTGAATTTCGATAAGGAACTCACTTCCTTCCGTTTCTCTTTGCGAGTTGACGGTAAGTGCCCCTTCAAGACTCCAGTTACCACTGAGTTTGGCGCGCACTCGATGTCAGGCTTCGTACTCTTAGCAGCTCGATAATTTGATAGGGAGCCGAAAGGCTCCCTTGATTTTGGTCTAGGTAGAATTTGAATTTTAAAAAATCTTATTGAGGAGAAAACAAATGGAAGCGTACCTGTTAGAAAAAGTGAATATGAAACTGGTTACTTTACCTGTCGATGGTAACACTGCCGCTATCACTGGCGGTCGTGTTAGCATGAAAGGCTGTGAGCGAGTTACGTTCGTAGTCCAGATGGGAGACTCTGTTGGAGCCACTACGATTTTCAACCTTAAGCAGCATAACGCTGCTACTGGTGGAACTTCAAAGGCTCTCTCAGTAGCTAACAACTACTTTCACAAGAAGGCGGCTTTAACCGTTTTCACGAAAGTAGACCCGACCGTAGCGGCATCTGCCTACGACCTTTCAACTACTTTCGCGGCTGATGAAGGCACGGCAGTATTTGAAGTTAAGGCAGAAGACCTTGACGTAAATGGCGACTTCGCTTGGGTGTCTGTAGACATCGACGATATGGCCGCTGCTAAGTTAGTCAGTGTCTTGGCAATCTGCCACGACATCGGCGATAAGCCCGGCTACTCGCAAGCTATCTAGTTTTGTTTATTCACAGTATGCAGCATAATTGGGGGGAGGGTGTTACCCTCCCCTTCGTTCTGAAAGGGGATCTAAGTGTCTAAGAAAATGAAGTTCACAGAGGATAAATATTATAACCGCGACGTGATTTATGTGGCTGGTAAGGTCTACGATGTTCCAGATAACATGGTTGACAGATGGCTAAAGCGCGGCGGCGAGATCGTAATTGAGGAACCAAAGGCAGTAGAGCCTAAGCCTATTTTCACTCCTCAAAAACCTCGGCAGTCGGGGAATAAGAATTCTAAATAAAAATCGGGGGACCGTGTGGCGTTTAATTTCCGTAAGTTTTTCTCAAGGTCCACTAAGCCCGATGATGTGACAACTGTCCGCAGGGGATTTTTCACTTCAAATGCTAGGCGCGCTAACGAGGAGTCGGCTATGTCCGTCTCCGCGTTTAATCGCGGAGTTATTTATCTCTCCACTCAAATAGCTAAACTGCCTTGGGAGATAAAAGATAAGTCTAATAATATTCTAGAGGGAGACGTAGCTAACCTACTCTCTCTGGCACCAAACCCGGAAATGAATGCCTTTATGTTCCGGCTTTTCTCTGTGCAGAACGCTATCATCCACGGTAACGCCTATGCAGAGATAGAGAGGAACACCGCTGGCACTCCGATAGCGATGTGGCCACTCGACAGCAGGGGAGTTGAACTACTCCGCAGCGAGAGCGGGAACCTGGCTTATAAAGTTTGGCAGCGCGACGGCAGGTCCGTCTACCTACAGCCACGAGATGTTTTTCACGTTAGAAATTTCCATACCAAGGATGGTCTCGTGGGCCAAGGAGTGGTCCAGTATGGTGCCGAGACTCTCGGCATTACTATCGCTGCCGATCAAATGGCATCGGGCATCTTTAATAACGGGGGAGTACCCTCTGGCATTCTCAGCCACCCAGGAACACTGTCAGACGAGGCGTACAAACGCCTTAAAGAAAGTTGGAAAGAAGAACACAATGGACGTAAGGCTGGGGGTACAGCACTTCTCGAAGAAGGAACTACCTACCAGGGCATCAACGTCCCCCCAGAGGCTTTACAATTCTTAGAGTCCAGACAGTTCGGAGTCTTGGAGGTAGCGAGATTCCTGGGCATCCCTCCCACTAAACTTTTCGACATCACGGCGGCCACTTACTCAAACGTCGAAAACGCGAACCTAGAAGTGGCTACAGATACTCTCGATGCGTGGGCTGTGAACTTAGAAATGGAAGCCGACATTAAGATCCTAAACAACCGTTACGGCGGACGCTTCACGGAGCTAGACCTTTACGCGGTGTTTAGAGGAGACATGACAACTCGGGCGAATTACTTCAAGGCTCTGATGAGCGTGGGAGCTATTACTCCTAACCAGATTAGATCCAGAGAGGGTATGTCAGGCTACGGTAAGGTAGGGGATAACTACTACATCGCGACTAATAACTTCACCCCGGTAAATAGAATGGATGAAGTTATCGACGCGCAGATAGCGGGTAAAAATACTCCCGCTCCCGCTCCCGCTCC